CCTACACGATGAAAACGTCAAACGATTACTCGGCGCTGACCATCTGGGGCGTGTTCTCAACGGATACCGTCGCGCATCCGGGGCGATTGGTTGACCCGCAAGGCAGACCGCTGGTGATTGATCGCAGTTACGGCGAAACCGCGCCCAAGGTCATCATGATTGATGCATGGCGGGATCGGATGGAACTGCATAATCTGGTGGAAGAAGTCGCGCGCCGCTGCATCAAGCACAAGGTGGACCTCTTGCTGATCGAAAACAAAGCGGCCGGCATCTCGGTAGCCCAAGAAATCAGGCGCCTGTATTACAACAAAAAATTCGGCGTGCAATTGTTCGATCCGAAGTCGCAGGACAAATTATCGCGCCTGTATTCAGTGCAGCACCTCTTTGCGGAAGGAATCATCTACGCGCCGAAATACACGTTTGCCGATATGGTAATTTCGGAGGCGTCGCAATTCCCTCACTCCAAGCACGATGACTTGACCGATACCGTGTCCCAAGCACTACGGCATTTGCGCGACAACGGGCTCATCAGTCGGGCCACCGAGCGCGCCGAAGAACTAGAATCCTTGAAAATCTACCCCGGCCGACAGGCCGAACCCCTCTATCCCGCGTAAAGGAAAAACGATGAAACATTGCGTGATTTGCGGCGACGAAACCAACCAACCGGTAGCAGCGGCATTTGAGCACTTTCATTTATACCGAAGCGGTCAATGGCGCTATTTGCGCGGAAATATACGTCAGTTTGGTGGCTGGGATGGATTTTGGGGGACAGTTGGTCTTGTGTGCCCTGCATTTAATACGATACGGTTTTGGAAACTTCGTCGTGCAAAGCTCGTGATTCCTAGTTACACCGATTCCACCGGCAAACCATTGGCTTCAATTGACCGATGCCCGCATGGCTGGCATCCAAAAGAAGCCTGTTCGCAGTGTTTTCCCTCATGAAAGCACAGTCTCATTTAAATGTCGCAACGCTGCCGGTTACGGACCTAAAAAACATTGCAACTCAGCTACGCATTCAGGCCGATTGGGTTGAGTCGCAACCCGAACCGATCACTTGCATTTTGATTTTTGGTCGCGCATCGCAAAAAGTGGATATTTTTGGTTACGGCCATCGCGCCAGCGGTTTGGAAGTGCAAGGATGGCTGGCTCGTGCGGTCGCGGCGGTCGCGAAAATGTGCAACCCAGATGACTGAGTTTTGCGGCCCCGGTGATCCCGCACACCGTCATGGGTTTCCAAGGAAACCCGTCCCGTGTATTCTCGCAAGCCATGGTACTGTGTCATGCAACCGTGGATCTCTTATCGCGCACCGAACGCCCATATCGGTTTGCGGTGACGGTGCAGGGCAAACCGCCCCACTACGCGCGCCGAGTCTACGAAATCACCGCGCGGTCGGATTCGGACGCGGCGCAAGCGGGAATAGACCGATTCGTGCATGAAATGTCCCATCCGCTGCGGATGTTGGACGCAATGGGAATCCGGTGAGCGCGGCGGCGGGCTTGGGCGCCGCCAGCATGGGCCGCGCGAATCTGCGGCTGGTGGGTGAACCTGATTCGGAGTCGTTGGACCCCATCCAAGTCATCGTTGACACAACTTCTGACACCGATGACATCCCCGATTTTGACGACGCGGGCAATGTCGTCAAGATCAACCATGCCGACGGCAGCGTCACGATTTCGATGGACGGAAAACCGCTGCAAGAGGCTGGCGCGGCGGAGGAACCCGACGAATGGTTCGGCAATTTGGCGCAAAAACTCTCCGCCGACGAATGCTCCCACATCGTTCAAAAACTGCTCTTAGGGGTGCGCCAGGACATTGATTCGCGCAAGGATTGGATCGAATCGCGCGCTCAAGGTCTCACGTTGCTCGGGCTCAAGATTGAAATCCCGAACGTGCAAGGCTCAACCGACGGCGCGCCCGTTGAAGGCATGTCCAAGGTGCGTCACCCGCTCCTCTTGGAAGCGGTGCTGCGCTTCAACGCGAACGCCCGCGCGGAACTCTTGCCGACCGATGGGCCGGTCAAGATTCGCAACGACGATAACAACGCGGACTTGAAAGAGGATCAGCTCTCGAACGCCTACGAACGCGACATGAATCACTACCTGACCGCGCACGCCACCGAGTATTACCCGGACACCGACCGGATGCTCCTGATGCTGGGGTTGGGCGGCACGACGTTCAAGAAAGTTTATTTCTGCCCTCTGCGCAATCGTCCCGTGTCCGAATCCGTGGATGCGGATGACATCATCGTCAACCAATCGGCGGTGAATCTGGAAAACGCCCGACGCATCACGCACCGCGTCATGATGCGGCCCTCAACGATCAAGCGTTTGCAGATTTTGGGCGTGTACCGCGACGTGGAACTGTCCACGCCGATCATGCCCGAGTTGGATTCGGTGCAATTGGGCGAGAAAGAAATCGCCGGCATCACCGATACGGGCATCTTAGACCCGGATCGCGACCGCGAAATCTACGAAATCCAATGCGAATTGGACGTGCCGGGCTACGCGCACCGGCACAAAGGCAAGGACTCCGGCCTTGAGATTCCCTACGTCGCGACCATCGACGTATCGTCGCAGCAATTGCTGGCGCTCACGCGCAATTACAACCAAGACGATCAAGAGTTACCGACCGCGCGCAAGCGCTACGTCAAATTCACGTTCGTGCCGGGCTTTGGATTCTACGATCTGGGATTGCTGCACATTCTGGGCAACACGACGAACGCGGTCACGGCGGCGTGGCGCGAAATGCTGGATTCGGGCATGTACGCGAATTTTCCCGGCTTTATCATGTCGGACACCGGCCTTCGACAAAACACCAACATTTTCCGTGTGCCGCCGGGCGGCGCGGCGCAAATCAAAACGGGCGGTCTGCCGATTCAGCAATCCATCATGGCGCTGCCGTACAACACGCAAGGCATGCCCGCACTCATGGCGCTGGTGCAGGACATGGTGACGACCGGCCAGCGCGTAGGCGGCACGTCCGAGCTGCAAGTAGGCGAAGGCCGTGCGGACGCGCCCGTGGGCACGACGCTCGCGCTCATTGACCAAGCCGTCAAGGTCATGAACTCGGTCCACAAACGATTGCACGCGTCCCAAGCCGAGGAATTCCAATTGCTGGTGGACGTGTTCCGAGAACACCCAGCGAGTTTTTGGCAGAAAAAGTGCAAGTCGGGCATGGCGTGGGATGAGGATAAATTTTTGCAGGCCATCAACAACTGTGAGCTGGTGCCCGTGGCAGATCCCAACACGGCCAGCATGGGTCAGCGCGTCATGAAGGTGCAGGGGCTCATGCAATTGCAACAGGCCATGCCGAATCTGATGGACCCAGTCTCGATCTGCACCGCTGCCGTCCAAGCCATTGGCTGGGCCAACCCCGAGCAATTCATGGTGCCGAAAGAAGCCCGCGCGCAGCCGCCGCCGCAATTGCAGGAAATGCAGGCCAAGATGCAGAACGAGAAAACGGCGGCCGATGCGAAGGTCACGGAGGCGAACGCCCGCGCCGCCGAGGCCAAAGCCAAGGCCGACGAAGTGCAGGCGAAGATGGCGGCCGGCGCTTACGAGCCGAAGCGCGACGCGGCGCAGCATCCGGAACAACCCGAAGACAACACGCCCGATATGGTCACGGCAGCGGCGAAACTCATCGATGCTCACACGAAGTCGCGTGAGGTGGCCGTGAAAGAACGCATGGCGTCGGTTGAGGATCAGAACCGCGATCAGGATCGCGAGGCCGCCGAACGCGAGGCGGCGATCCGGCTGGCATCGGATGTGATTCGGGCACCGACCAACGAAGCGGGCAAGCCCGTTGGCGTGTCCACGGTCGGCGAGAAAACCAACAAAATCATCGCGGATGTAGACCGGGGCTTGGATAAGTCGTAAATTCACGCTGGAAACTTCAGTTTCCAAGGAAACTCACATGGCCGATTTCAACAGCATCACGTCGGGCGTTCGCGGCGAAACCAAAGCGCGCGCCGACCGCATGATCGGGTCGGACCCCACCAAACCCGTGGACGCCTCGGGCTACACGCCGCCCGGCGCCATGATGAACGACATCAAAACGGGCATGCGGCCTATTTCGCGCCGGCAGTTCAAAGCCGGCGGCAAGGTCTCGGGCGAGAAAGCCACCGAACACGCGGGGCGCAAACCGCGCTCGAGCGGCGGCAACGTTGGTATCTCCTACGCCAACCGTGATATGAAGGCCGCGAACGAAGAACGACCCGGATTGAAGCACGTGGGCGGCATGAAGCGTGGTGGCAAAGCCGGAGGCGGTAAGACGCCCGAACGCAGGTGGGCACACAACGCACCATTGAAACCAGACGAAATGGCTGCGCTACACGCTGAGAACGCGGAAAACATCAAAAAGGGCTACGCACCGTATCCCACGGTTCAGCCAAATCAGCGACCGTCACAGGCCGTTGTGAGCCGTCGCGCCAGCGGCGGGCGCGCGCACAAAACCATGGGCGGCCTTGCGCTACCCGCATGGTCCGACGCGGTACAGCGCGCCTCCGGCGGTCGCACGCACGGCCCCAATTGCGATTGCGCCAAGTGCGGCGGGGGACGCGTCGGTAAGTCGGCCGGCGGCGTCTTGGACGGCGGCACGCGCCCGAAAGGCGACCGCATCGCCCGCGCGAAGGGCGGACGCGCCAAGAAAGGCACGACGGTCAACGTTATCATCGCCGGCGGCGCGGGCCAGAAACCCCCGATGCCCATGCCGCCGCCGGGTGCCATGCCGCCCGGCCCCGTGGGTCTGCATCAAGGCGTACCGCCGCCGGCCGCCGCCGCGCCGATGGGACCGCCTGCAGGTGGCGCACCGCCGATGCCGATGCCCCGCAAGTCCGGCGGTCGCACCGGGTATCCCATTGAATCGGGCGCAGGCGGCGGTCTCGGGCGGTTGGAGAAGGCAAAGGCTTACGGGTGACGCGCCAGCCCGATGTTCACCGTCAACAACGCCTTTGAGCAACCCTGATTGTGTTCACCACCAACAACCAGTTTGAGCAAGAACTCAAAAAACGCATCATCGAAGAAATGAACCGCATCACCGACATTCTCTGCACTGGCGCCAGCGTCCATGATTACGCGGACTATCGGCACCTTGCGGGGCAACTGTTCGCCTATCGGCGCGTCATTCAAGATTTCACGGACGACGTGAACACCACTCTCAGCAAAAGGTAATCCATGCCCGCCACTGCATCCCGAGTTTCCGAGTCCCGAGTTTCCAAGGAAACTCACGTTTCACGTGAAACGACCGCCGACGATCCGAAACGTCTGTTATTGGACAAAATCGGCGACATTTCCGGCTTTGAAATCGCGCACAACGAGCTGCTGGTGGCGATTTACATGCGCCCCGAGATGACCAGTGGCGGCATCGTGCTGCCGCATCAGAACTTGAAAGAGGAT